TTGTCGATTACAGCATTATCTGCAATCTCAGCAAAAGACGGATCCTGTTCTAACGGCCAATCTTCTGTGTTAACACCCTTAAAGGCCGGAGCTACAAGATTAATACTTTGCAGTTGTTGAGCCATATTAGACCGCCCTAAATACCATTTCTTCTGGATGTTTAGCCGCATCAATCGCTACGGCATCTGACAGGTACTGGTTAGCTATCGTAAAGTATTCGGCTGTAGATGTACCGCCTGTCTCACCACGCTCACGGGCAAGCAGTGCTACCGCTAAATGAATAACAGGCATAGAAGGGATTAGTAGTTTATCAGTGTTAGCTGTTAGGTCGCCCTGACGCTTAACCACATCAAACCGCAAGCTGTATACGCCATCTGGTGTAGGGCCAACCAAGACTTGAGTATCGCCGTTGCTATCTAGCCCGTTGTACGTAAAGTATTTCGGAGCACCTTCTACCGACTCAGCAATGTATAGAGCATCGTTAAACCAATCTTTGGTTTGGTATTCCATGAAGCAGTTCTGAGTATCATTCAGCACTGACATGACCTTCACATTGTCACCGGAGTTAGTTAGTGAATAAGTATTGTCTGATGCCGCAGTCGTTATCGTGATCGTCTCACGTAGCGCAGACCAATCAGTCGCCTGACTAACCAATGTCTTTGCATCGTTAATAAAGTCACCGACCATCTTTGAGTAAGTCGAGTTAGTAACAGACGTGACTTCTTCCTCACGAAGACGGCGAAGTACGCTGTTCATTAAGTCTAGATATGTCATACGCTTCTAGCGCCTCCAGTAAACATGCCGATTCGTAAGGGGTCAGCCAACTTACGTCGTGTTAAACCACGTTGGAACTTTTCAAACTCAACAGGCTGGATAGGTGTAGCCGCCGCTATTTGCCCAGGCATCAACGCTTGCTGTGCCGCAAGACCTAACAAGCCTGCACCCAAGCCTTCGCCAATACCTGCAATGCCTGTTCCAAGACCCTCAAGCCCACGACCAATACCACTAACGTCTGATGCTAAGCCGCCAATTTGAGTGCCTAGATCCCCGATCTGTCCGCCGATTTCACCAAACTGCTCTTCAGTGCTTCGTTGGAAAGCCTGCTGTGCTTCTGCTTGGCTAATCTGACCAGCCTGTAAAGCTTCGATATCGACGTTTACGTCAGAGAACAACTCGTTAACAGTGCCGCCAAACTCTTCGAACTGCTGACGGGTATTGGCATCTAACGCTTCAATGTCACCTTGAGCGCCAATGATTGCTTGCTGTAGATTACGACGCTCTTCTGTTGCTTGCGCCGCTTGAGTTGCCGCGCTTTCCTGATATTGCGCGAAAGCCTCTGCCTGACTTATCTGACCTTGTTGCAGACCTTCAATGTCCACATTAACACCGGCAAACAACTGGTTAACGTTTTCACCAAACTCTTCAAATTGCTGGCGTGTTTGTGCATCTAAACGATTAACGTCACCGCCTACTGCAATAAGAGCTTGTTGCAAATCTCTGCGCTCTTGCTCTGCGGTTTGTTGTCCTGCCGCAATACCAGCAATAGATGACTCTAGCTCAGACCTGACATCACTAATGTTGGTGCCTAGTTGATTAAGCTGATTGTTTAACGCACCTTCTACAGTGGATAATTGTCGCAATGTGTTAGCTTCTACACCTGTAATTTGCTGTAGCAATCGAGCTTCGGCTTCTGTTAACTGACGCGCCTGACCTTGTGATTGCGCGGCTAAAGCATTACGCAAGCTACGTTCTACACTTTCAACTTCACCTGCCGTAGCAAAACCAGCACCTTGCAGTGCTCGATCAATATCTTCCGGGGTAGCAAACCCTGCACCAGCTACAGCGTTTTCAATATCTGCTGGCGTAGCAAATCCCGATGCGGCTAATGCGTTGCCTAATTGCTCAGGCGTTACATAGCCTGCATTAGCTAGTGCGCTTGCAACATCTTCTGGCGTTGTAAATCCAGCGTTTGTAATTGCTCTAGTAATATCTCCGGGAGTAGCAAATCCAGCTTGAGCAAGAGCAGTGCCAATATCTGCTGGTGTTGCATAACCAGCTTGAGCCACAGCCTCAGCAACTTCTCCGGGAGTAGCAAACGGTGTATTTGCTAAAACACCCTCAACAATGCCTCGTATTGCTTCAGGGTCAGCATCTCTACCGGGCTCTCCGCGTTCGCCTTGAATTCCTTGCTCACCTCTTTCGCCCTGTATACCTTGCTCTCCACGTTCTCCCTGTATGCCTTGTTCGCCCTGTTCTCCGCGCTCACCGCGCTCACCTTGAATGCCCTGCTCGCCTTGTTCTCCACGTTCGCCTTGGGCACCATCTACTCCATCTCTGCCATCACGGCCGTCTCTTCCGGGATCGCCTTGCGGCCCTTGAATTGGTGCAGGTGCTGGAGCTGGCGCAGGTGCAGGCGCAGGTGCTGGAGGGAAATACTCTCCAAACATTCCAGTAGTAATAGGCGCTTCTTCTTGCGGTGACGGAGCCGGTGCTGGTGCCGGTTGAGGTGCCGGAGCTGGAGCAGGCTGAGGCGCAGGTTGAGGTGCCGGAGTAGGGGCCGGAGCAAAACTAGGCTGATCTTGACGCGTAGGATCTGGCGATGGTGATGCAGTTCCGGCATCTCCAGATGTTTGGTCTTGTGGTTGTTGCTCAGGCTCTGGCTCTGGCTCAGGTGGTGGCTCAGGTGTTAACTCTGGCTCTACCTCATACTCAAACGGATCTACTTCTACTTCTAAATCAATTGGTGTGTCTGGAGTTTCTTGAACATTAAGCAAAATATCTTTAATTTCTGCTGAAATTTCGCTTGTGTCAGTTGGGTCTAAAAGAGGGTTGTCTTGCGAAGAAGTTGGAGGCGGTACAAATTGTTGATCGCCAACAAACTCAAGGCTCATTAAAGCGTCCTGATCTACGCTTGAATGAAAACCTGTAGTAGATTCTGTGCCAGAAATTAATATATATCTGCCGCCAGAATCCATTGCCAAAACCAAATCGTTTTCTACTAAAAGATTGCTAAGGCTTTCAAGATTTTGAAAAGTTCCTTCTTCTGTAGTAAATACATCGCCGCCTCCCACTAAAATTGCTAAAGCATCATCAGGCAAACCGTGAGCAGACACTCCGGTTGCTGTAGTCCAGGCATTTTTGTCGTTAACAAACTGCTCAAGGATTTGCTCTGGTGTAGCGTCTGGACTAACACCTACAGGAAACCCAGCGTCGTTGTAGTAAACACCATTAATTAATTCATTGCCTGCAAATGGGTTATCTATATCTTGCCTTTCTGGCTCAAACTCTTGAAAAGACTCGGTTTCTAAAAATTCTTCTTCAGTCATTGTTGTATCGGCAAATTCAGAGTCAGCCGCATCAACTGTACTTGCTGTTATATCTTCAGGAATGGCTGTTGAGGCATAAGCATCTTCATAGATAGACTGAAGATTGCCTGACAAATCTCTTAGTTGATTAGCGATTGCCGCATTTTGTTGTTCAGCAATAGCCGTGTTAAGAGTCTCATTCATGTTCGAGGTAATTTCCTCAAACGCCTCTTGGTTTAAGCCATCTCTAAGTTCTGCTTGTCTTCTAGCAAGCTCTTCCATTGCTTCAGGAGAGGCTGTTGTGTTTTCTGCAATGAACTGCTGAATTGGCTCTAAGATGAAGTTTGCAAGTTCTTGAGCGCCAGCAAACAAACCAGATGAAATAATCTGATCCATGTCTAACTCGCCATTAAATACTGCTTGGCGAATAGCTGTTTGACCCATTGCATTTAGAACGTTATCTACTTCCTCAATGCCTGTTACTTTTGAAAGATCAACACCATTTAAAGCCTCTGTAATTTCAGGGCCAATAACTTGGCTTACAGCCTGACCTAAACCAGCAGTAGCCGCAGTTTGAAGTAGTTGTTCAGGATCAATAGAGCCGGTGGTAATAGCTTGCGTAATAGCATTACTTAAAACAGACGCGCCTATTTGCCCACCTATTGAAGCCGCTGTTCCTGCCGCCGCACCACCTGACAACGCAGGAGCTAATGCGCCACCCGACATAATGCCAACGGCAGTAATCATTGCCATTTTTACGTAATCAGTAAAGCCGGCATGATCTTCGTTTTGGGTCTTTACATAGGCTGAGCCATTCCATGCAAACTTATCGCCAGAGTTGCTATATACAACAGGAGCAACACCGTATTTTTGCAATAGTGCTTGGTTAGCTTCAGAGTTAATCCAGTTGTTATAGGCCGCCGCTTGAGTTTGCGTTTGCATTCTTTCAAGTTGAGCAGGATCTTGCATAGGATCACTAGGATCTATGGTTAAGTCTTCGCCTGCTAAAAGCATTTCTTGGTCTTGCGTAAACCCAGTGTCAGCTTCTGACCAGTTACCTACATCATAATCACCAGACTGAATAAGTTGCTCACGCTCAGTCATGTAAGCAAGGTAGTTATCAAACGTACCGAATACTTCAGGTAGTCTATTTACCTTGTCACTTTCAAAGTAGTCACGTAGCTCACTAACGGTTAACTGCTGTACTTCACCTTCTTGTCCGTACAGGTAGTTTTGTGCCGCATCACCACGCTCTTTACCTTCAACAAACGTAAAGGTCATTTCTGCTTCGGGTTCTGGAGCAGGCGCAGGCGTAGGCTCTTCTTGCCTAATTGGCGCTTGCTTTGTAGGGCCGCCCTTAGTAACTCCTGTTGGTTG